GCTTGACTTCACTCCACTCTCCCCTACGGATTGCCTTGAGTATCCCGCCATTTCTCTGAAGATTGAGATCGTGTTCAGTTAAAATCTGCTCACATTGCAATAAAAGCCTGACAACATGCATCCCAAACTTTACGTCATATCCATATTTGTCAATGGAATCTTGGCGTTTGGGGTTTGCACTATTTGCCTTGGTACCAATCTTATGTAATTGGGCATAGGAATACCCCCGAAGTTTCTGATATGAGCCACTGTGGAGGAAGATCTTTCGGTTGTCTCTGATTATTTGGCCAACCTGAGATGCAAAAAGAACACATTGTTGTGGGGTAAACAGAATATCAACAATATTTGGATTGTTTTCCATTGCAAGGTTAAAGAATTTGACAATAGAATAAAACGTAAAGTCATATTCTTTACCAGTGTCATTGTCATTGACGTGGTGTTCCTGATACTGTTCAAACTTCTTGATTTGCCTACCGAATCCTGGGATTTCACCCTTCAAGTGGGGGAATATGTCTTCTTTGGGCGGGATGACAACTCCCACAATGTCCATATCAGATGAATCATTCGAGGCACCGTAGCTCACCGATCCCGTGATTACTTCGTAATGTACATTTTGTGGTAACCATCTTGGTGGATGAACAAGTCCTTTCTTGTTCATCATTTGAAGTCTACTTGCCATTGCGTTATTCCTTTAATTTTTTAGTGAAATCATGCTGCCTTCGCACCAAGTGCCACTGCACATATTACCCAAATCGGGCTGAATATCCATGCTTTGTATGCCGCAGGATGAACAAACAGACTTGATACGAAAATATTCTCGAATTCTAGCAGTTTCTCGGTCTCTAGTTGTTTTCATAGATTGGTATTCATTATACTCTGTGCGGGTAATTGTCACAGGTGAAGTTTCATCTATTTTATCAAGAATTGAAAAATTAATCCTCATGCTTCTTTAAATATCACTTGGGAGCCCGTATATTGTGCCGCTATTTTATTCGCCATGACAATGTCATAAAACTTACGCAACAACATTTCGCCAGAATGACTGGTAACAGTGAGATATGTCCACAGTCCCTCGTCTGGAAATGGGACTCGTACAATATAATACCCAGTTTCAATATTTCTCTTGGCTTCATTTGTTTCTTGTGATGTCATTACTTTGTTCTTTCAATTTATCATAATCAATTTGTGTAAGGTACATAGTACGTCCGTTCGTAGCAGGCGATCCATGTGTTACAGTTATGTCATCTGTTAGTTTATGATCATTTACAACAATACGCAAGTCAATTCCACTAAGTGACTTCATGTAACTAAAACCAAATCAGATTCATATATAATACGATTGGTTTCTTGTGCAATCATTTCGGCCCTATACTCTTCATTATTCAACCATTTACCATTATGATAGAATTCATGTATTCCAACCAAATCATATTCATCACAAAAATTTGAATATTCAAGATAAATGCCTGCTGCAATTTGTCTGGCCAATAGATCCCAAGATCGGACATAGTAATCTGGATGCATGTATCTGTTACTCAGGAAAGAGTATGAAACGAAAATTCTAGCAGTCACTGTATCAACATGTTGAGTCTCGATTTTTTCAACGATTTGAGACTGTGCCGTTGCCTGTGAAGGTAATACAGTAACCTGGGGGAAAGTCGTCGGCGGTGATATATATTTGATAACCTTCTGTGATTTTAGGCTGATGAGTTTTATAATTTCATCATTATCAGCCTCACCGTCTACCCGTACGTCAATCTCTAGATCCAGTGAATCATTCAGAGAACTGGACTGCAATTGATCAAGGTATCCAATTATTTTTGAATCCAGTCTATATTCATGAGCAAGTACAGTGAACTGTTCCCTAAATTCTCTCGCCGGTACATTATAAGTAATAACAGGGGATTGCATGATTAGACAATCCTTTCGAGTTCAATTAGAGTAGCTGACAAGTTGATTTCAGGGTCAGCACATTGTGAATGTTTTACAAGTCCATTCCTGATCACCAAAACTGCTTCGTCTTGTTGATCCTGGGTTGAACCATAGAATTCCAGATTATTATATAAGAATGTAAATGTGTCGATATATTCATCTGGCCTAATGGTTTTAGTAATAAATTTTCTGGCCTCAGTCATCTTGCCTTCTCTGAATAATGCAATCATTGTCAATCGCCAATCACTTGATGAATCATCCTGTTCTGGCAATTTTAATTTACCAGAAGTGGAATGCAATTGAATATTGTTAATGGCTTTTCGGAGATCAGGGTATGACGCCTTGGTGAAAGAATCCAACGTTTCAATTTCAAATTCAACTGACTCTGCCATTAGAATCTCGGCCAATCTCACGGTGAAATCTGTCATGTCCAGTTGGTCAAGGTATACTACTTGGCTTCGACTATGGATTGCAGGAATCATCATGTTTGGGTAATTACATGTCATGATAAATCTCACGCCTGCTGCATATTGTTCCATGACTCCTCGAAACGCAGCCTGTGCTTCCTTACTGAGGTGGTCACTTTCGTCGAGTAGAACAACCTTGTAATCGCCCCATGGCATAGTTTCACAGAATGATTGCACTTTTTTACGGAATAGATCAACGCCATTATCCCTAGAGGCGTTGATATATAGTCTATCCGCTTCTTCAACTTCAAACTCATTCATTAAAACTTTAGCCAGACTGGTTTTACCAGTGCCCGGGGGGCCTGCTAACAGTAGATGACCCGACATATCCTTGTCAGCAATCCATCTATCAACTTGGTTTTTCAATGCTGAATTTTTAAATACATATTCTGTAATTGCTTTTGGTCGGTATTTTTCAAACCAAAGTTTCTGAATGGCCATTCTTAGTCCTTTACAATTGGGTATTCATCTGATTTACACAGAATTTCATCGTTGTCCAAGTGATAATACTTGGTATCATCTGATTTATCAATTGGAAATCCTCGACTCCAACGCCCATGGGAAACATATACCCAATCACCCACTGATACTGCGATAACATCTGGGCCAACGTGGGTTATTTCAAACCATCTGGCGCGGATGGCTTCTTCGGTGCCGTCGTGTTCATTGACAATCAGTCCACCTGATGTCTTTTTAATTCCAAAGCCGTCTATCATTTTACCAATGACTTTATCGCGTATTGCTGTTAATGTTCTCATTTTACTCTCCTATATCAGCGTCTGGTAGTACGTCAATCACTTCCATGCTGCCATCACTGTATTCAATTTCTTCCGATATGGTCTTGCCTTCATCATTGAAGACGGGATTCCGTGAAACCTCATGTGATGTTTTCTTTAATTTTTTGCCTGTCTTAGACGGGGTAACAGTATCGCTCATTTTGGCCTGCCGTGGTTGGTTTGGTATTGTGGCTTGTTCTCTGACAACTTCTTGAACCGTATATTTCACGTCTCCTTGTGAATCCAGTCGGTCGCCGCGCGAGTTCATTTTGACATTGCCCACTGCTTCTATTTCTTCATGTTGTCGTCGCAATGCATCCATGTCAAGTGTTTTGCCCATGGCAGTTTTAATCACAGTCATCTTAAAAATTCTCCTACGTCCAAATTATATTTTAGTGAATCGATTTTGTGAATGCCAATCAAGTAGAGTACATAACTGGCCACGCTGGATCCTCTGCCTACTCCCCATACTATATTATTTTTGCGCATATTTGCAACAAAATAAATCATAAATTTCAACACTGGCATCATTTTTCTAGACTCAAACTCACCAAGTTCATATGTTACTCTGTCAATTTGCGCAGATGTAATACATTTGGCAAGTATATATTCATGCACATCGAGTACTTGATATTCCGTTGGAATATGCCATTCATTTACGCATGAATCTAAAAAATCACTGTTTTCATCTGATTCAGTATAAACCAGCGGGTCATGCAGATCGAACAACCTACTGGTTTGATTATATTTTTCCGCCCAATTTTTATCAATCGTAACAATTTCATGTAGTCGCATATCAGATAATAACGCCCTTATTGCATCTTCTTCAGTTATTACAACTTGATGATTTGAGTTTATTGTGGGCATAAATTAGACAATCAATCCCTCGTCGTCATCGTCTTCATTGTTTTGTTCATTGATCAGTGATTTCTTGGCATTATAGTAAAGAATGTCATATTCCATGGCCTCAATGATATTATCCAATTGACTGGTGATGCCCCTACTTAGGCCCATACTGTATGCCTGCAATCTACGCTTTTCAGCCGCTTCTTTCTTAGTGAAGATTTTGGCCAAATATACATTGATTTCATTGACATCTGTTATTTCATCAGACATCTGTCGCAGGCTTATTCTCAGAACGTGTAGTGCTGAACCCTTCTGGATAGCGGTTGCTGAGCTTGAATTGATTCTTGGCTATCACAGCATAGGGATCCACGCTCAGAGCCATACATGCAGTTGTCCAATAAAAGAAAATGTCTCCAAGTTCTTTTTCCAGATGGGTGCGTGTCTCGTCAGTAATTGGTTTACCCTGAAACATGATCTTTTTTACAAGATCATTGAATTCGCCACTTTCGCCAGCTAGGCCAATTGCGCCGGTTTGCAAAAGGCTGGGCTCAATACCTGTGCTCATGATTTCTCGAAGTCTATCAATATAGACCTCAGTGTCCAGACTAGTGGAGCTCATAACTGATTCCACAAATTCAGAATAGTCGTTTAGAAATTTTTCATTGTTGGTTGTCATTTGTTTTCCTTTGTTTATTATTCGAACAGATTTTCATTCCACTCGCGATGGCCGGTTCGATATGCCATATTGGCCTGTGTTTCCCTGACTTCCACTTTGAAGCACCATATTCTATCTGATTCAGATTGTCCCCAAAGATCAGGGATATAAACCCCATTCACATATTTGTACAATTGATCAGCAAGTGACTCACAGCCTAGGCTTGGTAGAATTGTGAGTTTGGCCAGTTTTCGATTTTGCATTTCCTTGTAGAATTCAAGTTCCGGGTCATCCTCAGCCACTAATGTAGTATGATCAAATTGATCTTCGAGTATCTTCTTGAGTTCACGAAGGCCCCCATAGTCAGCGGCCCAGTTTCGTGCATCCAAACTGTCAGTACCAAAATAAAACTTCATGGAAAAGGAATATCCATGATTTTTGTTACAATGACTGTCTGCACGCCATTGGCGATATGCACATGGAAAGGCATCCACGTATTCTTTTGTTGAAACATATTTATATGCAACAGGTTGATTGGTCATATATGTAATTTTTCCTTATTGTGGCAGTGGTGAAAATTTTGGCTTATTTGCCTGTTTGGTTCGAATTTTTTCAATGTTCATAAAACATCTTTCCAATTCAATATCGCCTGCATGTTGCATGTCAATGCCATGGGACAAACATAGCGCAGTTAATGTGTTCATTACACCACCAACTTCCTGTTCAATTTCGCCAATTTCTCTGGAAAATACATAGTCAACCAGTAGGAGAACTTCTTCTTTGGTGCATCCAGTGGACTGCACTAGTTCCAAACTCTCTTCCATGAACCTATGATTGCGTTCAACTTTGTCTCGGGCAATTTTCTCACCAAAACACGCGATGAGCCATCGATCTACGCTTTCTTGATATTTCATATAATTCCTATTTTAATTTTACACCAAGGTGCTTGAGTGTATCTTGTAATGCCCGTGCCTGAACTTTTGCATCTTCAAGTGCATTGTGGGCGGCGAAAGTGTACTTTTTACGTGGATCACTGGGCATAACCTTGAATACTGATCGACAGTTGTCAATTTGCCAAAATGCCCATGGGATGGGAATATTCCACTGTCGATACATATCCTCAAGGATTACATTATCAAATGATCCTTGACACCAGATATTATCCACACCCACTAACCACTTTCTTAGTGATAGTAGCACGGATTCCACAGTCTGTCTATCTTTATCTGAAAAAGCTTCTTCTACAATTTCAGGTGATTGTACTGCCCAGAACTCATCTAGAGTGCTCTGGGATATCGTCCGGCCCTTGGCGTCCTGTTCATCAATATTAATTCTATGGTAATAATCACTGTGAGGAGCCGTCGACGAATTTGGGTCAAATTTTACTGCACCAATAGTCAAGACTTGACCCGTTGGCAGAGTACAAAGGGTCTCTAAGTCAATCATGGCATGAGTTGTCATGTAAATTCCTTGTTATGTTGATCGGCGCATATTGGCCAAATCTTTAGCTGATTGGGGGTTGTCTTTTCTAATGGGGGCATATCCACTTTTATGGACCAGGCCTATTCCCATAAGTTCGTCGCCTGTATATCTATTTATACATTTTGCAATACCATGAGTGGCAACTTGATTACCCATGTCCACACCATTTGATTTGACTTTGAGATTGGGCAATGAATTTACTTGAGATTTTATTTTTGGTTTTTTAGTCCCATCAATCCCATATCTAGCAAGCCAGAGCACGTGTTCTGCTCTGGCTTGCTGTAATCTAATGGATTTGGATGCCTTTGCCTTAGGCACCTTTCTTGAATTCTTTGGTCTTCCAGTTTGCATCCTTGGCCGACACCCGAATGAACAATTTATTAGTCTCATTGGGATTTGGATTTGGAATGGTTACCATGACACGCTTACCAGAGTCAAACGCATTGCGTTGGTTAGTGACTCGTTCACCACTGGCGCGATATCCTTCGCGGACCAATTGAGTAGTTGCACGGGATACTCCGCGATGGATACCAGCTGACTGAATGCCTTTTGAACTGGAACTGGATGATTTACCTTTGGCCATTGAAGTTCTCCTAAATTACAATGTAAAGTTACTTTAGTTGATTTGTGATCAACCCGCAAGTGTTATTTTATTTCTTTGAGGTCTGAAAGGAATTGTGCCTTTACTGTGGTTGCTTGCCAAAACAACAGACTCTGGCCTGCGGTTTTTTGCTGAGCCATGAGATCTTTTACCATTTCATCAGTCAAGCTCATGATGTTAATTCTCAACAATCGGTCACAATCCGCATCAATTGCATCAGTGACTGCAATGATCTGATCCACTACCAACTGTTTCTTTTTATTCTTGAAAATAATTTTGTTATCAATTACTGCCTGAATAAATTGCATTTTAACTGTTAGCCATCTGACTTCTTCCAGTAATTCTTTGATCCGTAAGTCGATACGTTTTTGTAGAATTCCATTTCTAAAATTGCAGAAATCCTTGACCAAGTCTCGGGCATCAGAATATGATCTAAGCTTGTTATTCTCATCAATTACATTCAAGTTTTCACTGTGTGTCTTGGTAAGCTTGAAATGCTTAATGATGTCTTCATGCTTCCAGGATGTGTTTACATTTTTGAGTTTGACATCAAACCCAAACCCACTGCTGTCACATAAGTCATCATACCCAACGATCTCGCCCGCATCTTCCAGCTTGTCTAAAATCTTGATATACCCTTCTCGGTCAAACCCATATGGTACCTCCTCAATTACAATCCTGGTTTTTGATGGTCGTGTATAAATTCCTTCTGAAACGTAACGATCAGCTTCTACATCATATACCGTAGTTCCCGAGAACTCAGGAAAACTAATTGGTAATGATTGATTAATTTTACCTGTCTTCACATATTCTTCACATGCCGCAACAATATGCTTGACACTACGGGGTAGAATGTTTGTGGCGAAGCCCGTGGCAATACCTTTGGTGCCATTTACAAGAACAAGTGGAATAACAGGCAAATAGAATGCAGGAGGTTCATGCTCCGGATCAGAGTGCGTTGGACTAAGATCCAAATCCTTGACGTATTTGTTGAAATTTGGATGAACTCTGGTATACACATAACGATCCGCGCCTTGGGATTGAATGAGCCTAGTACCAAATGCCCCTCTGCCTTCGACTAGGCAAATATTATTATACCATTTTGCCGCCATGAGTTTACCAGCAGACGCCCCACTTGCTTCAGCATGGTTATAACCATGGTTACTGAGTGAACCTGATATACTCGACACTTTCTTGAATTCTTTCATTGAGCTAATCAATGATGAATATAAATAGAATCGCTGCACTGGTTTCAGTGAATCGTACATATTTGGTATGGCTCGATGAGCAATAGTGTATAATGCAAATTCTCGCCATTCATTATTAGTCAAATCGGATAGTTTGTAGGGCCGCGAGGTTTCTTGATATTTCATGTTAGGTATTCTTTCCTGAGTTCTGGATCATTGCCAAACATAATTTGAAAGCATTGTGCATCATCCATGTTGACTACATCATTGATTGGATTATTAATTATTTTTTCATATTCATCATTGACTAGACTGGCCAGTCCCTTGATGTATCTGTGACTATATCCTTTTGATGTTGCCTTGAATGCTTGTGCATCATTGTAAGTGTAAAACCATTCTGTGTTCTTACCATTAGTGGATATCATAATCGGAGTCCGAGTTATCTTTATCCTACCATCCAGGATCAATCCAGGCCAGAATTTATAAAAGAATGCAATAAGTAGTGGACAAATATGGCCTCCTCCATCATGATCTGGGTCTGCAAAAATTGCCACGTCTTGGTATGACATGTCTTTGTAGCTGTCTGGATGGGTTATGTCAAGATTTAATACTGACACTAATTCACTCAGTTCTTTGTTCTTTAGTACTTCGGCTGGTTTCATATCCCATGTGTTCATCACTACGCCACGAAGAGGATACCCCCCCAACATATCTTTGTTTCTTACTTCTAAAAATGAAGAAATAGCTGAATCCCCCTCGACTAACATACATGTGGCATTTTTGCCATTGGCAGCAACATGCTTGGGCACTTTGACTTTCTTGAGTTTCTTCTGAGCCAATGTTGCTGCTCGTTTATCTGCTGCCAACTTCTTTGCAAGTTGTGCCTCCACAATGGGGCCAATGATATCTTCGGATGCCATGATCTTGCGACCCATTGCCACAAAGTCCATGGCGCCGGATGACTCATAATGCTCCTTGACTGATCCCACTGTGTTAGTCAACCGTTCTTTGGTCTGGCTGTCAAACTTTGGATTTGTAAAGTTTCTGGCAAACAGCACAAAGGTCAGGCCACTCTTGATGGTGCTCTTGGTAACTTCAATCTTGAATTTTCGTTTAATCATGCTGGTGAGTTCATCCACTAAAGAATTTGTCATCCAGTCCACATATGTACCACCTTGTCGAGTATTAACCCCATTTACAAAACTGTTACTTCTAAATCCATCCTCGGATGAAGTAATGAAATATGACACAGTGTCAGTTTGTACCACGACCACAGAATCATTTTCATTGGTTCTAAACAACTCTGAATACTTTTTCAAGGTATTCACTTGTACTCGTTTACCATTTAAACTGAATGTAATTTCCGGAAATGCCAGTTGTAAACTCATCACGCGATCTTCGACTAAATTCCAAATGTCATGTTTGACAAGACTATCAGTTTCAAACAATTCAAAGTCTGGAGTAAATGATACTTTGGTCCCTGATCCTGACTTGGGCATTTCAATGACTTTGACTTCAAGACCACCATCAGTACAATAAACTTTCACCATGGTGCCCTTACACCATGTTTCGCCCTGGAATTCAGAACTTAAAAAATTTGTGACCGCGCTTCCCAATCCATTCGAGCCGATTGTGGTTCTATTATCTGTGAAACTAGTACCTGCATTGGTTCGAGTCCACGCAGCCACTGGTCGCTTGATATATTCGTCAGTAGTTGAGTCATGGATTTCGTCCTGTGGGATTCCCCTACCATTGTCAGTCACTGAAATCCAGTCATCTGATATGGATACATCAATCTTATTGGCATGTTTAAATTTAGTCCTAATGGCTTCATCCAGACTGTTGTCAATGATTTCATCAATCATTTTGGCAATGGCAGGCACATATTCAACTGTACGCCATTTGCCAATACAGAAACGCTCCACTTGTTCAAGTGAAACTGACCCCATATACATGCCAGTTCTTTCTCTGGCGTGCGCTCTCGCGGACAGGATTTTAAATTCTTCACTCATATGTGTGTTCTTTCCGATATTGTTTGTTTACAGGTTGTTTGTAAAGTTTAGTTATGCATTGTCAACTGAAAACATTTCAGGAAGCACTCTATATTTGTCAACTGGCCAAGAATTCTCTGCATAATTTCCAGCAATAACTGCAATATCTTCCATATTCACCGGAGTATAATCAATCATTTCAACAGAAACATTCATATATGGTCCCAGAGGTGATTTGTTTTGATGGATATGCCCGTGAACATTCATCAAAACATCAGTATCGTCTGGCCAAACAGCAGTTGATCCCCTGGGTTGTTTGAGTAATCCACTAGTATGAATTGGTACATGTGTCAATACACAAGAAAACTCTGGGAACATTCGCCACATGGATACTTTCTTGAACCACCCTCCCATGGAAAGCATCTTGACATCGTCATGGTTGCCCACAATCAATCTCTTACTGCCATTCAATCTACCCCAATTGAGTTTCATCCAATTTTCTGAATTGGCGCCCATGACTACATCTCCCAAGTGATATACAGTATCGCCCTGTTTGACAACTGAATTCCAACGTTCAATCATGTGCTCGTTCATTTCTTCAACTGATGAAAATTTACAACCACGTATCATCTGCCCAGTAGTTCGATCAGTGAACTTTAGCATAGACGCATGATTGAAATGAGTATCTGATATCACCCAAATTGATTTAGACACTGTTCAGTTCCTCCATTAGATTGTCCACTTGTATTACCAAGTCACTCAGTGAACCATTGTTATTGACAATATAGTCTGCATGATCAACTGTCAAGCCCATACTTGCAAATGGCTCAGGAGGCAAATGGTGACTTCTATCCACCCAGACGCACCAATCAAATACCTTTTGTTCTTTCATGGCCGCGAATTCTCTGGGATTGCGTAGACCACCGTAGATGTCATATTCTGAAAATATCTCTCTGCCCAACCTAGCTGCATCAATTTCACAATATTCACTGATAATATTGAACCATTCTGTTCTATGGTTGTGCCTATCATCAAAACATTGCATGAAGTTTGAATACCCATATAATTCACTTAGCACTGGGAATACCACATGTTCAGCACAGAATGCACTCGACGACTGAAATGACATGTGGTACTTGTCAGCTAGAATATCACATACAGTGTCCTTGCCATGTCTACCATGGCCTATTATTAATAATTTCATATATTTTCCTTGTTAGTCATGAGTTTATATTTATATTCATATGCAAATGAATTCAAGTTTTATTCACAAGTGTGTTTTGAATATTGGTTGGACATAGACGTTCATTATATAGTATAGTCATCTAGTCTTTTGTGGCTTTCAAGCCACTTCATATATACTGCTATCACCTATTACCTTCGCTCTGCTTCAGTAATCGTTCTATTGTATATATTCATTTCATTTAGTATTACGGTTTTAAAGTTTAATTATTATATAATCTATTGTACTAATTCTTAGGTCTTCATGTAGAGTGTCGAGTCATGAGTCACCCTATAACAGGTGGATGACTCAATGATTATGCGTATCTTCATGTGAGGTGCGCGTCGTCACTCTATCAGCGGTCTTTCAAGCGTTGTCCTTGGGCTCTGTACCTTACCCTGCCGCTACGATTTTTAAGGATGATTTTCAGGTGACTGTATCATCTCATAGGACTCAAATGCTTCTTGGCGAGTGAAAAACCTCCTCTGTATCAATTGTTTTCTTCGATCATCTAGCATGAAGAAAACCACTCACCGTCCAATTGAATACCCTTAATAACAAGTGACACAGCTATAGCATCTCTCTGGGATAAACAATCAGGATTCTTTATGCTAGGGAGAAACCAGGCATTACCCTGATCGGCGTCCTGTTAAGGATAGTCTCCGTAGCCTCACAAACAGATAGTGAGAATTGCCCAGTTGCCACCTTATTGCCGTGGTCTTTGACGATGCATAACTATAATCGGCGCATCAACCTTTATATTCTGTTTTTTGATTGAAAGTCGGTGCAAATGTATACCTGCACGTTTCATCGCTGTCTTCGGATACAATCACACATTAGTGAACAGCGTGGTCCGATATCAAGCTTAATTATTACTCTACTATATATCTAATTAATAGTCAAGAAAATAATTCAAACTGTTGAAAAGATCATTATTTTCCATGATAACTATCAGTATGAACTCAATACTCAATTGAATAAATTGAACTCATAGGAAAATCAATGAAAATCGCAATAATAGACACCATGGGACTGTCATATGACGGCTACACCCTAAAGACACGTGGGCTGGGTGGATCAGAATCAGCAGTAATTCTCATGGCGGATGAGTTATACAAGCTAGGGTTTGAGGTCACAGTCTTCAATAATTGCCAATCCGGCGAAGACTGTTCACCCGGCATGTACTCTGGGGTTGAATATATAGACAACTCACAGGCAAAAGAACACAATGAGATATATGACGTAGTGGTTGTATCAAGGACTGTAATTCCGTTTATTGCTGATTCTCATCCTTTTGTAAAGTTTGCAACCAAACGAATGTTATGGTTGCATGACACGTTTATTCAAGGTGACCATTTAATGGAACAGTTGGTTGTGGATGGCACAATTGATCATGTACTTACCCTTTCGGACTGGCACACTTCATATATTTTGAACGCAAATCACAAAGGCCCACGTAGAAATTATGAAGTCTTGAAGAAATCCATATTTCAAACGAGGAATGGGGCAGTCAAGTACTCCAATGATGTACGCATTGCAGACAAGGACCCCAATCTATTTGTGTATAATTCCAGCGCCACCAAGGGAATGATCCCTCTGGTACACAAAATTTGGCCAGAAATTAAAAAACAGATACCAGAGGCACGATTATTAATAATCGGAGGGTACTATGAATTTCCCACTGGACCTGATGCACAAGAACAAACAGTTCGTGAACTCATGAACGCAACGGATAATGCCCAGTCTGGTATTGAATTTACTGGGATCATCTCACAGCAGAAAGTGTCTGAAATTTTAGCCAAGGCCAACATGATGCTGTATCCATGTGCATTTCCAGAAACGTTTGGAATATCAAGTCTTGAATCATTATTGTACAATACTCCAATTGTCACGACTAGATTTGGTGCACTGGAAGAAACCGCAGTTGACATGGCATGTTATAAAATCAATTATGCAATTGAACCAAATTCTTTATTCCCTGACATTGACCATGATGAACAGGTCGCTAAATTTGTTGAGCAAGTCATGACTGCATATCATACCCCATATTTACATCAACAAAAACAAAATTATTGCTCAGTCGTGCATGATATTGCCACATGGGACACCGTTGCACTACAATGGAAACAATTCATATATGACATCATGGGAGAATTCTTGTCAAGGTCAGAGTATCGAACAGTATCTAAGATTAACGATAAAGTGGCCCGCGTGTTCGGTAGATGTAATACTATGCCCGCGTACACAAAATACCACTCATACGTTTCTGAGAAGCCTCTGTTGGTGATAAGCCCCTTCTATAATGCAGCCGATTTCATTCAAAAGAATATCCTGTCAGTTGCCCAACAGAATTATGAATCTTACCAACATGTATTGATAGACGACAATTCCACTGATGAAGGGTGGATCATCGCCAAAGACACCATCGCCGCTCTGCCCAAAGAAATACAAAATAAATTCATATTGATTAAAAATAATAAAAGGCAAGGAGCAGTTTACAATCAATTGATCACTGTAAACCACATGGTGTCAAGTGGTAGAACGACTGAAGATACTCTGGTGATGTTATTGGATGGGGACGACTGGCTGGTCAACAATAACACATTATTTCATTATTACAATGATCTATGTGATCAGGGGTATGAATACACTTATGGCAGTATGTTTAGTCTTGCAGACCAGATCCCATTGATTGCACAAGAATACCCAGACGAGGTTAAGCAGAATAAAACATATAGAGCACATCTTTTCAATTGGAAAATACCTTACACTCACTTGAGGACATGTATTGCCAAGTATTTTCAAACCTTGGATCATGTAAAATTTATGACTGAGTCAGGAGAGTACATGCAGGCGGGAGCAGATAATCCATTGTTCTATGAATTAATCGAACAAGTATCCTCTGACAAAATATACTGCAATAAAGAAATAGTATGCATATACAATGACATCAACCCCATTAATGATTATAAAATAAATGGCCAGGAGCAAAATAAAAACGCAATGACATCATATCATCCCATCACGAAGAAAAAAACCATATTGATAGCAATTCCCACTAATAGATATATTGAGCCTGAAACTATGAAATCAATATATGATCTGGAAATTCCAGATGGATACTCAACCGACTTTCAATTTTTTCATGGATATCAGATTGACCAAATTAGAAATCTAATTGCCAAATGGGCGTTGGATTATGATTATCTGTTGTCAGTTGATTCTGACATTGTATTACCAAAGGACTGTCTGACCAAAATGATCTCAGCAGACAAAGACATCATATCCGGATTGTATATACAACGAATACCAAATACTCACACATTGGAGATATATAAGAGAACTCAGACTGGAGGATCCATTAACATCCACCTTGATGAATTACCCAAGGATACACAGTTTGAAATAGTAGGATGTGGGATGGGATGCTGTCTGATAAAATCAAAGGTCTTTCAACTTATAAAGTATCCTCATTATCTATATAAAAGTGCATTGACTTCAGAGAATACCATAAGTGAGGACATATATTTTTGTGAAAAGGCACTCGAACAAGGATTTAAAATATGGGCTGATAGCTCTATTAGATGTGATCATATCGGATCTACAATGTATAGAGTCAACGATAGATAGTCACACGCTCAGATGCCCGAGTAATAGCAGTATATAGCCATCTGAACTTGTCGTCTCTGAAGCAATAACTTTCATCAAATACCAGTACTGAATCCCACTGTGAACCTTGTGATTTGTGCGCTGTAATACAGAATCCAAAATCAAATTCTTGAGATCCAGCAAGAGTCTTCCAATTTGGCTTTTCGGCCCCAGTAAAGAATGAATCATGTACTTTGACCTGAAACGCTGCTTGGGTGGGGGTGTCCAGATTCTTAATGGTATATTGCTTGAACATCTTGGATTTGGTTTTGGTTGTTTTTAGAACTTCAAACATTCCGCCATTGAACAGTCCCATCTTTGGTTTGTTTTTGAGACAGATCAGTCTATCTCCAGTTACTGGAAATACGGATTCCCTGCCCAATGCTTCACGGTGCATGGCATTCAAAGACGACCGTGTGATGTTCCTACCGGCAATCATTTGGTCATACTGCATGAACTCATCAGCTGACACGTCATTGACGATCTTACTGGTGCCGTACTCGCCCAATTTGGGGATAACACCGTTTCTCACACTAGTGGCAAGATGAATAATTGGGGAATCTTCTGCTTGGCGATGGATTTCTGTCAACATGACGTCTCCCTCCCCCTCAGTAAAGAAACCAGTTCCACCAGGGGGAGGTAGTTGTGCAGGGTCTCCCAGTACAAGAATGGGAATACCAAAACTCAATAGATCCTTGCCTAATTCATCATCCACCATACTGCATTCATCCACGATCAATAGTGCGGCATCTTTGAGTGATGAATTTCTATTGATAGAGAATTCCAGTATACCCAACTCATTCTTTACGGGCTTGTATATCAAACTGTGGATGGTAGTTGCGCCATGGCATCCGGCTTTTCTCAATACCAACGCAGCCTTGCCAGTGAATGATGCATAAAGCACTTCACCATTAATCAAGGATGCAAAATGCTTGGCCAAAGTAGTTTTGCCTGTTCCTGCGTATCCCAGAACCTTAAATACCTGTTTGCGATCAAGCGAATGATACCATTCGCCTACCCTTTTCAAGCCAAGTTCTTGCTGCGGTGACCACATTACGATTGTTTCCTTGTGTGATTTTTTATCTGACTGGTTCTTGAACTCGCCAAGATGATATATGGAGTCAAATACATTATAACACTATTTATCAGTTTGAATCGAGCAATGAATTGGAATTCAAACTCGATTCTGTTCTTGGAACCAGGACAGAGCCCGCTTGTTATAATGTCCTTTAAATTGCATTTCTGAATATTTCTTTAATATTTGTACAAATATGCATATGACATGCACATATTACTTGGTATATTTCAACGATACCCCATAATACACTGATACCAAAATGCAGAGGCAAAGACAGTAATTATTAAATTAATGATTATAATAATTGTAGTAATTATAGTCAGTATGAGTTGTGAATGAATGACTAACTGTAAAAACAAGAGAAAAACATAACTGTAAAATCCAATAAGTGCCAATCCTACTACCAAGAATTTTATACTGATGGCAATGATTAACGCTCGATTGAATGAATCTAGAAAATTTGTATCACTGGGCATGTCATGTATCCTATTTCATTGAGTAATGTCCACATACTATATTATATTATAATCAATAACGTGGTGTCAAGTAATAATATAGTAGTAACCGTCAGTCATTGATAATTTAACCATCCCAATGAACGAAAAGCTTGTACCAAATCACAAATGCATTTACGCCAATGAACAAACTGATGACTCCCGTCACTATTTTAATCATGAGAACAGGCATGGTTGGCACAAGCCACGTGGCCAGCACCCATACTACGACAAAGATAAAAAGTGAAACGAACCATAGAAAAATTAGAAGCATCAGTAATACCAAAACCCCTAGGACAGGCAAAAAGGACCTTTCAAGCGCGGCTCCAACTTTACACCAATTAATTATCATGTCATTTTTCCTATTAATACCAAGCCATCACTGACTAGACGCACAATGTCAACTATAGTCCCTCAAAAATGTCGAAAAGTGTGAGGATACATGCAAAAATATAACCAATTGATAGGCTGAGTTGCAGCAACCACCAGAACACCGGATTGTATAGAGGAAGACTCAATTTAATTACTGAAAGCACGACGGCGGCCATCAATACTAACACGGCTGCGACAGCAGCACTTGTCGCCCACCGTTTTAGAAACTGCAATATTTTACTCATCATCTGATTCATCTTCCTCTGCCCACTGATCAAAATAGTCCATGGGTGAAATCCCAGAAATATGCGAACCTAGCACTGCGAACATCTCGTCAATTGTAGTTTGACTTCTGTGACGGTGGTTTTGTCAAAGTCAAGTTGGACTTGTGAATGTTTGCCGAGAATGTCATTTTCCCAGATTGTTTTACCCATGAAGTAAGTGTATTCATCATCTGTTGCAAAGAACATGCCGTCCAAGGACCCCATTCTTCCAAAATCTTCTTCGTATCTATACAGTTTCATTTTTTCTCTTTCTTTTAAATTCAGTCACGTCGTTTGATGCTGAAGTGAGAGCAGCAGAATAATTAATTGCAGTCCGTTGGTTCATGATAGTAGTGGTTTGGTATTCTGCATATCCCTTTGTGAGAATTTGCCAGATCTGTGACCACCGTGATTTCTCCCAAAATTTGGTACGATGATTAGTGTAGATGTACACAGTGACTGAATGGTCGTCTGCCTCAACCTCAACTGAGTGTGAGCAATCATCATCCGTACATTCACATACAACATGATACGATATGGAATCTCCCCAATCACCAGTTTTTAGAATTCCCTCTGCGGGCGGCTGTGGTGTCATTTTATTGTCCATATTCAACCCCAAAGAATTCAAAGATTTCAGTGCCATCTTGTGAAAGGTCAACCAACACAACAAACCCGGGCGACTGTCCTTTGGAATTGAATTTAAAGTATGTGCCAGTTTTTGATTCGCCAGGAATGATATCATAAGTTCTACTATAAACTGCATAACTAAAATCTGCTTTGGCTTTATTCATGTGCTATCTCCTATTCTTCAAAGTTCGGAACAAACATCTCGATATTCGCAATGATATAGTCTAGAACTGCATCTTCTGGCGCAGAATAATCAAAATCATCGTCAGAATCTGACAGATCCCGTGCAATGTCTTCAAACTCCGAATTGGATAGTGCTTCGAGAATGTTCATTGCATCATCGGCCACAGTGGTTTGTGCATAATGGGCATCTGCTGCAATTGCATTGCCGTCCAAATAGTGCCTATTCATATTATTCTCCATTAAAGTTTTGACACAACCCAAGCTGATGTCACATATTTGTTAAGGTGTGGGAATTTATCAATTGTTACGGGCTTCATAGTATGATTGTCCGCGGCATATCCATAATGGCTTGCAATCATATGACAAAAACCTTTGGAATCCTCAACTTGAATCATTAGGGGCATGACCTTCTCCCATGATGTACGCCCTTCGAGAAATTTCTTAAGCCTAGGAGCATCATTGTACCGGCTGCTGAGATCAACTCTCTCGCCTTTGTATCCCTGTTCTCTGAGCATCAACAGTGCCTCCGCCGCGTATACGCCCTTAACTTCCTTTAATGTCTTGTCTTGGATAAAAGCGGCGCGAGAGTGAGAATGAATCAGAGGAATCCCAGAAAGAAAACTGATCACTGTTGGGACACACCAAGATGTGAATGTGTCCCAGCCTGTTGAATCAATCGCATGCAGCATATCACGTTCTCCTGTATTTCAACTAATGAATAACACAACTTGCAACATGTTGTCAAGTGCAATTTAGAAAAGATTCAGATCATTCTGCCAGACATCCAAGAAATCGTCATCATTCAATGTGCTATGGTGTGTCATGTTCATCAATTTCACCATGGCCGCTTTGGCCTGATCCATGGTGATAAACAGGTCAGTCTCCTTTGCATCCTCTAGTTCATCCGGGTCTGTGATAATCCCGCCCCAGTGAGCAAGTTCATCACTGCCTGCCATTGCACTAATCCTTGCAATGAGATCTGCGGTTTCCATATAATCAATTTCAATTACAGAAACACCGTCTGATGTGCTAATTCCAATTTTCATATTATTTTCCTTTTTGAATGAAAGTGTTGTCTATTTATTACACAAGTGACTTGGTCGACCCTTGTGTAATTGCGCGGCCAAGGTTTACACGATCGCCTGCTGTTCGACCTGCGCCATGTGCTGTTGAGTTAGTGGAACGACTAACTGTCCGAACAGTGCGAAGACGGGGGTGTGCCATTTTGAATTCAGACTCTACTTCTTTGGCTTTCTGCTCTGCAATATCAGACACCATAATGGCAGTTGACGTTGAGGTTGCTGCATTCTCAATCTTCAGACGCTCTGCTTTGATTTTGTTTGCTTGGCGTTCACGAACACGCTCCTCTGCCATTTCACGCAAGCGACCACTTACTCGGTATGTCATTGCTGTTTGGAATGAGTTCTTTGCACCATTGCCAACTGTCCCCATGCGAGCACGGTAGTTATGATATTCACGATCCATTGCTTCCTTGATTACTGCAACCAGAAAGTCTGCAAGTTCAATGTCTGGGCGGTGCCCTGTGAATGTTGCCGCCCCAGTATGTTTGGTATATACAGCCCGCGTTTCAGTAAATTCAGCAATTGCATTCAGACAATTCAATACTTTGTGAAGCTGACTTTTGCCCTTGCGCAAAGAAGTACTGGCTTCTTTGGTGATCACGTCCAATTTGATCTCACCACTGGCTTCTGCAATTGCCAACTCTGCTTCTTCGATGCCATATGAATCCATCAGCTTCATACACAAGATAAAACAGTTATGCATTTCGGCTTCAGAAGATGCAGGATCTTCTGCTTTTGCTCGAAGATTCAGAACACGTTGCAACATCTTGGTCCGACCATCTGTTTTTTCTAGTTGAATTTGGATATTCATGTTTATTTCCTACTATTAATAATTATGAATTTATGACATAGTAACAAATATGTCAACATTTATTTTATAAATATCGGTGTAGTTCGCGGTGACGGCCAAGACACCCAACTACTCTATGTTTAACAACTTTAAAAGGAACACAGCCATGTCTATTTATACACCGTATTTCTACGTCATCCAAGATTCTCGCAATGGTACATATTATGCCGGAGCAAGATGGAGGAAAGAATGTAACCCATCTGAATTGTTACAGAAGAATGGATATCTAACTTCATCGAAAAAGGTAAAGGATATTATTACCGAGTCAGGCGAGGGGATATTCATTATACGAAAAATAAAAACATTTACTACTGCGGATGAGGCATATGATTATGAGACTCGTTTCTTAGAAAAGGTAGATGCAAAAAATAATGAAAAATTCTATAATGGACATAACAATAACAGACCCGCGCCTTATGGTACTCAAGAGTTCGCTGATCTTATGATGGCCAAACACGGCGTCACTCATGCAATATACTCGACAGTATCTGACGCAAAAAGAAAAGAAACAAATATAAAAAGATACGGAGTAGACCATTATTCAAAGACTGACGAATATAAAGTCAAGTACAATAGCACATCTAGGAATAAATATGGGGTAGATCACCCTTTGCAATCTCCCAAAATCAGAGAAAAGGGCAAGAAAACAAATTTAGAGAGATATGGTGTGGAACACGCCATACAGAACAAGTCTATCCGAGAAAAAGGCAGTAAAACAAATCTTGAAAGAAACGGTAGCGAAAAGTACAATAATAGAGATTTGGCTAGAGAAACATCTGTTAAAAACTATGGATTCGATCATTATACCAAAACACCAGAAAATAGAGCTACTCTATCAAAACGGGCTATAGAAAGAGAACAAAATTATAGGAATAGACCAAATGTTATACTTCTAAAAAAGTATATTGAAAAATATGGACGAGAGAATATAGGGTGTGGCAATGCGTGGTGGAGAAAACCAGATCCTTATCTGAAAACTCTAATTGAAAATGCAGTCCTTAATTATGGTGAATTGTGAATGCAGTATGCATTTCGGCTTCTGAAGATCCTGCATCTTCTGCACGGTTGCGCAAGTTCATAACACGCTGGAGAATCTTCATACGACCATCTGTTTTTTCAATTTTAATTGCAGTTGTCATTGTGTGTATCCTTGTTTGTTTATTTGTTAATAAGTTGATACACTATGCACATCCACGTGTCAAATACTATTTGCATACCTGATGGCATTTTCCAAAGTTGACCCATATACTTTATATGAACCAATCGGGGTATCAGGGTACCAGTGAATTTCCCAGAGTTCGTTGGTTTCTATAGCAGTGTCGTACTCAGACTGAGAATACCATTCGTGTTCATTGAAGTCACCGAACGCAGACAAATAGCATTCAACCGTTTCGTACGTGTTCAAGTGGTCATTGTGAATAATAGTAAGCGATGATTTATGTTTGGGCAGTAGTGATGTTAAATCAGTCATGATATTCTCTCAAATATGCAGAATCAAATATCAGTTCCACTGCCAACTTTTCAAGCTCGTTGAGTTCATCGAGTCCAGCTGCACATATAATTGCTCTCTTTTCCATACAATCCAATACCCTTCTAATCTTGTCACCTGGAACATATCCCATATTAGAATGCCATTCTAATTTTACTGTGTCTCCTGGCATCTGTGAAAACAGTACATTTCCGATCTCATCAGTCCATTGCATATTAATTTCCCACTGCCCATGTCTTTTTGATGACCCAAAAATCACCATGTATTCCACCACTCGCGAATTCTTCAAGTGCCCAATATGTTTCCCATACTACCGTGTTGCCATCACCAAGTTCTTTTGTAAAGAACGCAAACAATTTTCTTGTTCGTTGGTCGCCCGATTTCATTTTAGGCTTGGTTTTCCATTTCATTCTTTGTCTTCTCCTTGTTATTTCGGTCATTCTGTTTGAATACTTCAGCCTGCCATGTCGCATACTGAAGGGTCAAGTGAGGGTGTGATTCAAATATTACCATACCGGCATCATATAATTCTTTTACTCGAAGTAAATTTATAATGGATTCTTTATAGACAGTAACAAATCTAGGTTGAAGTCTGGGAATCTTCAATGCTTCCTGCATTTCTAGGTATTCCTGCTCCCAAGACTTTAAATATTGTGAATCAACAACAGGCCCAACATACCCCATTTCTCGATATTTAACAGTGACTGGATGAGAGTTCATGACATATTTCAAATGCTCAGGAGAGTGATGAGAAGGATTGTATGCCATTTCAAAGAACACACATTCCCCGCCGCTGTTAAAAGAATTATTTTCCATCTTTAGAATCATCATTGTCATAATAATACTTCCTATAATTAAATTGCAATTGCGCCAGCAAGGTGTTTGAAGAAGTGCATGATATCGCCATTCTTGAAATCAATTGCAATCAATACGTTCTTGATCTGTGCCTGTTCGTGCTTGGGCGCCTGTTTGATGGCGTCAATTACAACTTCCAATGGCATGTGATTGGTACCGCTGGCACCTTGAATTTCAATTGTCCGTCCAGTAATACCTTTTTCGGAAACAAGTGCGTCAATCCACTTTGCGAAAGTTGTCATGCTATCAATTCCTTTGTTGCTGTTAATATAGTTTTACAGTCTACAAAGCATGATGTCAACTGTTATTGTTTAGAATCGTTCGATTGGATGTGATCAATATTCACTCAAAGAGCATTTACCAATTTGTTAATTTCAGCATCTGTTTGTGGATAACCCTTGGCTTGTCTTGCTTTGAGAGATGCACGATACTCAGTCTTTGCTGACGCAACCTCAAAAAATCCTTCACCGTCAAAGGCACCCTTCTGAGACACAACCTGTACATGTTTACGGCCGATCTGCTTGATAGTCAGCCTGGACTTGTGCAAGGTGTCATATGCACAGGCAGTTGGTACAAACCCCAAGATTTCTGAATAGCTGCCAAATACATATTCTTTACCAACTACCAACTTGCTCAAATGTACGTTCTTTGTCATGTTACATATTCCTTTGTTGCTGTTAATATAGTTTTACAGTCTACAAAGCATGATGTCAACTGTTATTGTCACAAAAATAGTCCAAGTAGACAACCACTTGAACTATTAGGTTTTGTTTAGAATCGTTCAATTGGTTGTGGATTATATTCTGATTCTTTCAGACCTGCCCGTGTGCGAACAGTTTCAAAATCATCGTCAATCAATTGCACACCATTCCGGTACACTGTACGTAGGATATTACCTTTTTCGTCTGCAATTAATTTACGATCAATCCCAGACAACAAATCACCTTCTTCATCAAACAGTCAATGTTATATCAATATTCTTCCACATGTATCACCTTGGCTGCCGGAGTCAAATACTCCCATAGTGACTCATCATGATGTGGCACTCCTGCCCAATAGTTATTCGCCGCGTTTTGGATTTCATCACTGTCAATGTCGTAACCATCCGATACCAACATGCTGATTTCACTGCTCCAATTCATATCATGCTTCTGAACTTTACCTATAGGAACCACGGTGAACAGCCAGACCGCGCCACCACCTGCTGCATCGACATCATCTTCATTGTCACACATGAATATTGATTGAGAGTGTGATAGCATGTTTGTGGGTCTATATTGTTCCAGTGGTGCATAGAAATCAGTTTGTGACCATTCTGAATGATACTGATCCCCGCGCGCTTTCAACACTGTGCCAACATCAAGTTCTGTCATGCTGCCATGGTAGAATTTTATCTGTGATATTTCTGAAAGTCTCATGTTGCTGATCCTGATATGTGAGTGTGTTCATATTTACCAATATTGAGTATGATGTCAGCAAATGCACATCATTGATCACGCATCAAAACTTCCATAATTTCTTTGTTGATTTCAGTTTGTATTTCTTCAGCTAGGATTTCATATAAATCATCTTCCAGTGTC